GTACAGAATTAGTACAAGGCTTGTACGTCGATTTTCCCCTACGTAAAACCTGCAATACCTTTGCACCCGAATTGAGAAATTAACCCCAAAAAGGAAGCCAATGAAGCACCAATTTATCATCAATACCGAGAACATAAACAGCTATGGATACCGTATCCTTACAGAAGGTATTGACTACCAACAATACATGCGAAACCCCGTTGTACTCTTCATGCACGAGCGAGACGGATATGGCAACAAGGGTAGCGAAGTCATTGGGCGCTGTACCAAACTATACAAGGAGGGAACTACTCTTATAGCAGAAGTAGAGTTCGATGAGCAAGACGAGTTTGCTAAGAAGATAGCGGGCAAAGTGGAACGTGGCTATATACGTATGGCCTCAATGTTTGCCGAAATCAAAGAAGTATCTGCTGATCCACAACACCTTTTAGAAGGACAAGTATATGAAACCGTAACCGCTTGTAAGCTCGTAGAAATCTCCATTGTTGATATAGGGGGCAACGACAATGCTCTCAAATTATCCAAAGACGGCAAGCCCTTTCAACTCAAAAAAATAGTAACTAATACATCAAACAATATGGATATTAAAGTGATAGCCCTTGCCTTGGGTATGGGCGAAAACTCAAAAGAGGAAGCAGTACTTAGTGCTCTACATAACCTCAAAACGGACAAAGAAAAAGCAGAAACCGAAGTAGTGGCTCTGAAAAAAACAATTAGCGAAACTCGCACTGCCGAAGCTACAACCTTGGTAGATAAAGCTGTACAATTAGGGCTTATCCCAGAAGCTCTTAAAGAAAGCCAGCTAAAACAGTTTGAAGCTGATTTTGACGGACAAAAAGCCGTACTCTCTAAACTCGTTGCCGACAAAGAAGCTGAGAATACGCGGCAAGGAAAGGCTAACACAGTGCGTGAGGTAGTGTTGAGAGCAGGTGCAAAACCAATAGGTACTGCTGATGAGAGTTTTGACTACTTGCAAAAGCACAATCCTGCAAAGCTCCGCCAGCTTAGAGACGAACAGCCCGAAGAGTATGCCCGCTTAGCTAAAGAGTACGCCAATGGGGTGCGCTACACTGGAAAGTAATTTAATAACCCTTTAAAAACAGATTAAAAAGTATGAGATTATCATTAAAAGCATTATTCGTTAATGCATTATTGGCACTTATTGCCTCAATGTTTATTGCACCAATCGTAGGTGCTTCAGTACCCATAGTAGCAACAGCTATTGTAGCGACTTCTACTATAGTTCAATATGTTACTCCCTCTATTTTCAAAGGAGTAGCTATGGTGGGGCTACAGACAGAAGTATGGATAGCAGGTATTAAAGAAAACCCTATCCCTAATAATTCGTTTGTCTATCAGAGTGTAGACTTGTCGCAATATGTAGAGCATAATAAACTACACTTGGCAGAGGCAGGTGTGGAACCAACGGTACACGAAGACTATTTTGCTACAGCTAATAACCCTCTACCCGTTGCAAATATAGAAGATATAGCTAATGAGGTAGTACTACACACTTACTCTACTGAGCAAACTCGCCACAATGAGTTACAAGAAATAGAACTTTCTTATGACAAACGCTCCAGTGTGATACAGCGCCACCGTGCTTCTCTTGCTAAGAATTTAGGCAAGCGTGCCGCTTGGGCATGGGCACCACAAAAGGACAATGAATGGAATAAGGTACTTGCTCTTACCGGTAGTGACTCAATAATAGATGCTATTATTGACCTTAAGCAGTTTATGGAGGAAAAAGACATCGTTGAGGATGTAAACATCTGCCTCACTCCTGAGCACTTTGCTCGTATCCGTAAGGAGGACAAGCGTCTGTACAAGGATATTATGAACGAAAAACAAATGTATGGAATAAACGTATTCCAATACAGTCAAAACCCACTTTATGATGGCACTACTAAGGAGAAAAAACCTTTTGGATCTGTCAAGGCAAGTAGCGATAAACGCGCTTCATTTATGTGGGTAACAAGTGAAGTATTCCGTTGCTTTGGTGATGTGAAGATGTACCCTACATTAAGAGACTCTGGATTACAGGGTGATACTATTTCCTTTGCACAACGTGCCCTAGTAGGAGTTATCCGTGCTAAAACACCTAAATATTTAGGAGCTATATTGTAGGAATATAGTAGGGTGAGAGGACGAGTTCAATGGTATCCATACCTCACCCTACTCCTATATTAACTTTAAAACAGAATACAATGACAACAGTAGAAAAAGCAAAACAATATTTTGAAAATAACAAAGAGACAAAAGAGCTTTTTGCCACCTCCGATGGTTTTCTCTTTTTACTAAAAAAAGATGCACAAAACCACGCACAAACCTTAGAGGACAGCGTTGTGGAGTACTATAATTCTTCCGACTTATTGGACGAATCAGATGATTCAGAAGGAGCCAATCAAGGAGATCCAACAGATATTTTGCAATTAAGCAAAAAGAAGTTGGAAAAAGCTATCACGACTATAGAGGATATAGGGCTATTGGAAGCACTTATCTTACAAGAAGAAAACGAACAAAACCGCTCAGAGGTACTATCCCTCCTTGCGGATAGAATAGAAACCCTTAAAAACCAAGCATAATGGCATTACCTAAAGTATTATTCAATATTGCCAAAGACGGCTTAGGCAGAACTACGGCTATACAAAAAACTACTGGACTCATCACAACGGGAGTTACGGTGAGTAACAAAGTAGAGTTGGGCAAGTCGTACCAAGTATTCTCACTAAAAGAAGCCATAGCTTTGGGAATTTCGGAAACTGAAAACGCCTTTGCCTACAAGCATATCAAAGCGTTTTATGACCAAGCCCCTACGGGTACCCCCCTATGGGTAATGCTCGTATCAGATGCCACTACTATGACGGCAATGCTCGACAAAGATGGTGCATTTGCCCCAACTCTCATAGCTGATGCCAAAGGGGCTATCCGCGTGCTTGGGGTAGTGAAAAAAGCAACTGGTAGCGAGACTATCACCGCAGGTTTAGATGCCGATGTGCAGACAGCCGTAGTGAAAGGGCAAGCCCTTGCTGAGCACTTTGAAAAGAAGTATATGCCTTTTAGGATAGTCGTGTCGGGCAATAGTTGGAACGGCAAAGTAGCCGACCTTACTAATTTCTCCGAAAACGAACTCAACAAAGTGGCTTGTTTTATTGGGAATGACGATAAGGAAAAAGATGCTTCTATAGGGCTTTTCTTAGGCAAAATAACCAAAATACCCGTACAGCGCAAAATTCACCGCGTGAAAGATGGCAATGTATTGCCCTTAGTAGCTTATTTCACTGACGGCACGACTATTGACAGCAAAGCCGACCAATGGGACGCGCTTGACGATAAAGGGTATATATTCTTTCGCACCTTTGTAGGGCGTTCAGGATACTACTTTTCGGGCGATAATACCCTTACCAAGCCTACTGATGACTTTAAGAGCCTTAGCAATGGGCTTGTAATGGACAAAGCTATGCTCCTAAGCTATGGAGTGCTGGTAGAGGAACTCAGCGACGAGGTGTTACTATCTAAGGATGGCAGTATTCACCCCGCTATTATCAAGAGTTGGCAAACCAAACTTGAAAGTACTCTACAAAGCCAAATGGTATCGCAGGGCGAGCTTTCGGCAGTAAAGATTGATATAGACCCTACACAGCGTGTGTTACAAACGGGTAAAGTGGTGATAGGTATCAAACTATTACCCGTAGGCTATGCAGACTTTATAGAGGTAAACATCGGTTTTACTACAACAATTACTCCGTAAAGTAATTAATCATTGATAATTAATCATTAATCATTAGAAAATGGCAACATTTGATAGCAAACAATATGCGTGGTGTGATATCTCTATCGCCTTTGGTGGGCGTATTCTTATAGGTGTTACAGAGGTAGAATATACAGAAAAACGCGAGAAAGACTTGCTTTATGGTCGAGGTTGTAAACCACATGGAATTGTGTCAGGCAACCGCAGTTATGAGGGAAAAATAAGCCTTTGGCAGAGCGAGCTTGAGGCAATGACCCGTGATGCCCTCAGTAATGATATATTAGGGCTTAGCTTCGACCTTGTTGTTTCTTACGTTCCTTTAGATGGTGGGCAGATAGTAACTGACATTCTAAGGCATGTGGAGTTTACCGAGGTGAAAAAAGGAATGAAGCAGGGCGATAAAAATATGATTGTAGAGTTACCTATTATCTTCATTGATGTAGATCGTCAATCATAACGGGTAACACTCACAAACAATTAAACAATTTTTAAAAACTATTTAAATGGTAACTAAAGAACAAATCCAAGAATGGAAAAATCAGTACAAAGACATCTTTGTAATTAGTGTAGCAGACAAAAAGGTATACTTGCGTACCCCCGACCGTAAAACCCTTAGCTATGCCTCGACCTTGGCTACCAAGGATCCACTAAGGTTTAATGAGGTTATACTTGAGAACTGTTGGTTGGGTGGCGATGAAGAGATAAAAACAAACGATGAGTTGTTCCTCGCCGTAAGTAGCAAACTACCCGACCTTATACAGATCAAAGAGGCTACCTTGGAAAAGCTCTAAGTGATGCGGAAATAGACGAGGGACGGGATTGGCTTCGTATCACCAACGCCTCCTTGCGTTACTATATGCACATTGCCAATCCCGACGACCTCTCCGATACCCAGTGGGCTATGAGAGTAAAAGAGCTTGAATGGCTTAGGCAAAAGGAGAAGGAACAATACAAGTAGTATAGGTAGTTTGTTGTTCCTCTTCACGCTGTTTTTGGATACCCTTTGAAATCATAAGAGAAAGTATCCCTATCAAAAAGAAGGTGGTGGCACTGGCAATAGCTGTAGTGGTGTATCTTCTTTTAGTAGTCGGCTCCTTCTCAGTAAAAGCCCTATAGGTAGCATAAAAGGGTACACATAGGAGGGCTACTCCATAGAAAAAACCTGCACTAACCAGTAGCAATAAGCCTATAGAGGCAAGGATGTTAAAGAAAAATAATAAGACTCTCATCGTGGCAAATATTTTAGAATATACATTAACACTTAAAGATTTAGTCAGTGCAAAGTTACAAAAAATTGGCGTAACTAACGATGCTATGTTGGATAAATTTGGTGAACTACAATTGACACAAGCAAAAGTTACCAAAGCCTTTGCACAAATGGGGACTTCTGTACAAACTTTACAGCAAAAAATAGCCTTACTCAAAGCCGAAAGAGACTTATTGCCCATAGAAAACTTGTCCGCTATTCGCAAGTACAACAGCGAAATCAAAAAGTTGGAGCGTAGTATTACCAAGCTACAAACCCTCAATGGTAGTAAAATAAAGACGTGGTTTTCCGAAGCCTTAAACAGCCTACCAGGAATAGCTACTAATCCTCTTATATTGGCAGGGGCTATGATAGGAGGAAGTATCAAGAAGGGTATGGAAGCTGACTTGCAACAAGCCAATATTACTACTTTGCTTCGTGGCGATGTAGAAAAAGCTAAAGCCTTATATGCTCAGCTATCTGATTATGGAGTAAAAACACCCTACGATAAGGCAGGGCTTATTGAAGCACAGAAGACGATGATGTCCTTCGGGCTTTCCTCTGAGTTTGCTTTTGGCAAGCTCAAGAACATAGGTGATATTGCTATGGGTGATGCGCAGAAAATGCAAAGTCTATCACTTGCTTTTGCACAAGCCACCTCGGCAGGCAAGCTACAAGGGCAGGACTTAATGCAGATGATTAACGCAGGCTTCAACCCCTTGCAAGTGATAAGTGAGCGTACGGGCGAGAGTATGGCCAAGCTCAAGGAGCGAATGAGTAAAGGAGGTATTTCGGCGCAAGAGTTGGCACAAGCCTTTGAATGGGCAACCGATAAACAAGGGCTATTCTACCAAGGTGCCGAAAAGGCGGGACAAACCCTTAGCGGTAAGTTCAACAAGATGATGGATTCTATCACCGAGCTTGCCCTAAAAGTATATGAAGCCATTAGCCCTATGCTTGGCCCCTTGGTAGACTTTATGTCCGCTGTCTTTGAAAGTATAGGGGGAGGTATAGGCTGGCTCATTCAGAAGTTTCAAGAGGGGAATCCTGTTATATGGGGTATCGCAGGAGCTATAGGTATATTCACCACTGCATTGATACTACACAATACCTATACAGCTATTGCTACCGCTTGGCAAAATAGACTTACCTGGGCAGTGATTAAGACAAACCTCGCCTTTTTAGCTAATCCTATCACGTGGGTAATAGCGGGTATTATTACTCTTATAGCTATGATTGCCTATTGCATTGTAGGGGTAAGTGGTTGGGGTAAGGCGTGGGAATATACCGTGCAAGGTATGAAATACAGTTGGGAGGCTTTTATCCTTACTTATCAGGCTCATTGGAACACAGCAGTCAATGCTTTTATGGCGGGGGTAGATGCTTGTAAGCTCGCTTGGTATAAGTTCAAAGAAGCGGTTGGTTTAGGTGATAGTACCGAGAATCAAGCAATGATTGCCAAGATACAAAATGACTTGCAGGAGCGTGCCAAATCGGTAACAGAGGGCTATAAGAAGGCAAACGAAGCGGGGGCTAAAGCCAAAGAAGCCTTTGGTAAGGCCTGGGACTCTTTAGAGTTCAAGAGCTTTAAGGAGGTAAAAGATGGGCTAATGGGTAAGCTGGGTATGAAAACTGAAAGTACTCCCACACCAGGTATGAGCCCTATTACGGGAGAAGCTACTGCTGCCACAGGAGAAGGGGCTAAAACCAAAGATAATATAGTATCAGGGGGCACCCGACAAACGCATATCAATATACAGATAGGCAATGTAGGCACTGATACTAAGGTATATGTTTCCTCTGTACGTGAAGGAGTAGAGAACTTTGGGGCAATGGTGAAAGAGGAACTCCTCAGAGCAATTAATAGTATAAACCAGTTGCAGACAAGCTAATGAAAGATATACTGATAGACAACAACAATGACCTACGCCTATTGGCAGGTGATTTTGAGGTGGGGTACTCTGATAACCAACAACAAAAGGCTATACTCACTACTGAAAAGGGAGAATGGAAAGAACATCCAGAAGTAGGGGTAGGCATCGCCCAAATGCTCGCAGATGACCTCTATACCGAAGTACTCATCGAAATAAAGAAACAGTTGGAGTATGATGGTATGCAGATTAATGATGTAGCCCTACAAGAGGGTGGCAAATTACTAATTGATGGACAATATAATTAATCTATGGCACTAAACAAACAAGCTCTCAAACAAGGCATTATCGCCCTTCAGCAGGATATGCTTACCAAAACCGATAACACTATAGAAGAGTACGCCGAGCGCTTGGCAAGCCTTATTGATACATTCGTCAAGAGTGGCGAGGTAACAGTGAGGGCAGGAATCACCCTTCAGGCGGGGACTTATGCGGGCGCTACTACAAGTGAAGGGAAAGGAACAATTAGCTAAAAAAACAAATTAACAATAATGATAACACTCAATTACATTTTACAAGGATTTGGATTTAGGGATAGCAAAGACTTCCTACACTCTTCCTTTGGTCACACCTTTTCAGCTCTTTTTATCAAGATGGACGTAATACTCTCCTTTTTGTTTGCCACTGTGCATTTTCTCTTTGGTTTCAACCACTTATTTCTTACCGCTTACGTGGTATTGCTCGTATTTGAATGGATCACAGGAGTGCAAGCCTCCCGCAAGCGAGGTGAAAAACACGAGAGCCGCAAGTTTGGGCGTATGTTATTGAAGATAGCCACCTATCTTGTACCTATCTATATACTGCATACTTTCTCGGCTAATGTAGAGTTTCCAAGTCTTGGAGGTTTTGAGTTTGACCCTTTCCACTGGCTTTACTGGATAGTACTTATAGGGATTATATGGCAACTCGTGGTGAGTCTCTTGGAGAACTTAGACTGTTTAGGCTTTCGCTTTGCTAAAGTACTGCTCAAGATAATTAATAAGAAGTTCTATAAAACTTTTGAATTAGATGACAATAACAGTCCTACATAACCAATCACTCCTTGACCTCGCCATACAGCATATGGGTACCATTGAGAGTATCTTTGAGTTGGCAGAAGCTAATGCCCTTAATATCACCGATGATGTACAAGCAGGCAAAATCTTAATACTACCAACCGAAGCATTCACTAACAAAGAAATATTGGCGTATTACACAGCAAAGAACTTGCAGCCAGCAACAGCCTTTTCTAAGGAAGACGAACAAGTGTTTGAACGCCTTGAGGGTATTAGTATATGGGCTATAAACCTTGATTTTATAGTAAGTAAAGAATAAAAATCTTATGAATAACCTACAATTATACAACGCCGATAACTTAGAGGTAATGGCAACCCTCGCCGATGAAAGTATTGATGTAATTTGCATTGACCCTCCATACTTGTACCTCAAAAACCAAAAGCTGG